GGATACAAGTATCACGCATGAATTTATTATCGTACATACAGTCATCCAATAACAAGAACGCCCCACAGTTCTTTTTACCAGCACCTACAAGTTTTCGCTGACGATCCATGACACGTTCTATCGCTTCTCTATCATAATCACCATAGATAAACAGGTCAGGAATATATTGCTGATAATAATGATTACCTTCCTCAGTAGCCGATAAAACTATCCCTGCTGGTAAATGTCTTTTATGCCATAGGATATCCGTGACCAATGTAGATTTACCTGTATTACGTTTACCTATGAATACAAGGACTTTGTCATCTGCGATTCCCGCGGGGTTGAATTTCCGTAGACGTAAATCCATCTATAATACCGCCCCGTTTTATTTCATAAAATTTTACTCACATGTAATAAGAATGGCAGGTCGCGCACAACTTGCTGTCACTGGTATCCAGGATCAATGGCTTACTGGAGAACCTAAATTCTCATATTTCGTCACTGTGTATAAACGACATACACGCTTTTCTACGGAGGCGGTCGAAATGCCCTTCACGGGTGAGACGTCATTTGGACGCTCGGTCGAGTGTCATATTCCAACAAACATTGGTGATCTTATACGAGGTGTAACACTCAAAGTAAAACTCGGAAATCTATCTCCGCATGTCTTAAATACCACTCCATATGAGAGGTATTATTATAACATACCACTCGGTAAAAGTATAATAAAGTACGCAGATCTAGTAATCGGTGGTCAGGTTATCGAAAGACTTACAGGGGATTATATATACATGTATGATCAGTTACATGGTAATAGAGATGATGTTAAACAGACGTTATATTATTTAAATGGTCATAACGAAACACTGACAGTCTCTGATAGTTATAATACATTCTACGTGAATCTTCCCTTCTATTTCCACAGGAATCCGAGTTTGGCAGTCCCTGTATGCGCACTCACGAAACAGCGTGTAGAAGTCCGTCTAACATTCAGGGATATAGATGATGACGTATCGTTTAAATATACGATACCCTCAAATGGACAGGTGATCAGAGAAAAAACCACTGAAGGTTCTATTAAGAGTGCCTCACTCATAACTGATTTCTACTTCATCACGGAAGATGAAAAAAACTTTTTACGCACACGTCCGATGGAATATGTAATTACACAGTTACAGAAATCGACGGTTCAATTTAAACCCGGGGAACTCAAAAAATCCGTGTTGTTGAAATTCGCAAATCCAGTGAAAGAACTCATGTTCCTCGCGAAGGAAGAGACTGGAAGTAATTTCAACACCGAAGACCGCCTACTTAACACTTCATCATCTGATCAGTCATTTTCAAGTGTTTTGAAGGGATTTACCATAGGTTCATCGACCAATACGAAACGATCGGACCACCGAACAATTAAGAATATAGACTTCCAGTGTAACGGTGCGACTGTATTTGATCACAGTGGTCAGTACCTCGCATATCAACAGGCGCTTCGGTATCATACTGGATGTCCAGATCCTGCATACGAATTCTATACATATTCTTTCGCACTTACCCCAGAGGTGTATTATCCCACTGGGCAACTGAACATGAGCCGAATCATTCACAAAAAACTGGATATAGAACTCGACACCGTACCGACCGCTACATCGGGAGCGACAGTAGCTGATAGGACCCGTAATATTAATGTAGGTGTCTACGCAGTTAACTATAACGTTTTACGCATAGACGGCGGCTTAGCGGGTTTAAAATTTTAACATCTAATAATAGAAATGGCAGGTCGGGTCCAGCTTGCCATAACGGGTACCCAGGATATATTTTTTACAGAAAATCCCGAGTATACACATTTCATTAAACAATTTAAAAAACATACAAATTTTGCGATATCGAACATGAAACATGATGTCAGGGGCGAGATCGCATATGGTAATACTGTAAAGTGTACTATACCAGCTGATGCGGGCGATTTATTGAAGGGTGTTCGGGTGCATATAGATCTCCCAGCCCTGAATGCCTATAGAGGATATAATGAATCAATCGGACATGCTATCATCGAACACGTAGATTTAGTTATCGGGGGGCAGCTCATACAACGCATTCCTCGTGACTGGTTACAGATTTACAGTGAGCAGTATATCACACAAACAAAACAAACAGCGCTATCAAAATTATTAGGCAAGTATCCCGAAGAGAGTTCTGGGGTGGCGGTCGAACTTGGTTCCAACCCCATAAACGGATACCTAGGTAATGCGACGACCCCCACGAAGTATATTGTTGATATACCATTCTATTTTCACAACAATCCTGAACTGGCTATACCCCTGTGTGCTCTTACAAAACAGGAATGCGAAATTGAAATTAAACTGAGTGGCGTTACAGATTGTATTTATACTGGTCACCTCGCGTTTGATGACGCATATAACCCAGACGGGACAACGTATAGTGTCACAGTGCAACAGGTTAATGGAGTGAACAAGTACCACATTAACGGGTATGACAGACCCACTATTCGAATGAAGCGAGGAAGTACATACTATTTCACGATCAATTCAGATACGAACACGAATCACCCATTTAAATTTTCTACAACGAGTAATGGAACGCATGGAGGGGGTGTAGAATATCCGACTCAACTATCTGGGTCATCATCACCATACTCATTCACTGTACCGATGGATGCTCCAGACTACTTGTATTATTATTGTGCGCAGCATAGTGGAATGGGAGGTCAATTGAACATTATCGATCCGACGTTAGATAAATCTACTCTTAAAATTGATGATATATCCATACACACGGAACTGGTACATTTAGATGAACTTGAACGAATTAAACTTCAGTCCAACAAACAAGAGTACATCATCACACAACTTCAACGTAACACGTTTCAAATTCCTGTATCATCTGCGGAGGGGAAAGATGAATCGAAGTTTAGACTAAATTTCACCAACCCCGTAAAGGAACTTTATTTCGTAATCGCGAGAAAGAATACGGCTACGAGATCGTTCCATCCATTTGATTACGACCACCCTAGTCAAATATACCCTCCCCCAGGGGAACCCGATGAACGGTATACGAATTATGAAAATCTCGTGAATTTGGAGTTAGATCTCGACGGGGATACAGTATTGGACAAGGTCACTGGCAATGTTATAAATATGCGAGCTGTTCAGAGTGGTATTCATCATTCAAGGACGCAGCTTTTCAGGCGATTCTATTCGTACAGTTTCGCACTCGAACCCGAGCGATGGTATCCTACAGGACAGCGAAATTTCAGTATGATTAAAGAACAGAGGCTGAAAATGACACTAAACAACGATATAGTAGATAGTCGAGAACTTAGAGTTTACGCGCTCAGTAATAACATATTAAGAATCGAAGATGGAACTGGACGAGTTGTCTTCCCAAATGGCCAAATCGGCGATTGATATTATTACACCTGTATTGGAAAGTGCGGTAGTACTTTCTGGACATTACGCCAGGGCGTGTGGTCGCGACACCATCCTAGCGAAGGACATGGAGTATTGTATGAAATATTGCGCTATGCATACGGTAGGGCAGCAGATCGGAACTTATTACCCCGATATGTATAACAGTGACGATTCAGGGGAGGATGATATGTCTATCGATGAAGAAATCGACGAATCCGCGTTTGAACCGTATTCGGGTGATGATGAGAAGTTCACGAGAATAAACGACGCATATGACGCATGGGATGGGTGGTCCCCATCCAATCCGTCAGAAGAAATGATAAAAAATGCTATTGATAGTAATGGAAACATGTCATAGTGATCTTGAAGGGTGGACAACAATTTCAAATTATAAACAGCTCGATGACAGCGATTCAGATGACGATTCAGATGACGATTCAGAAAGTTCAGACGATACTATCAGGGGGTATCAACATGAGAAATATAAAAAAATACTTTTTGTAGAAGATTTGTTACCAGAATAAAAAATATTCGTATACTATAAAAATGCCCATCGACGCTGCCGCCGAAACACTCGTTGCCATCTCCCGCGAACTCGAAACTCAGTCTCTCAACTCTGTAGTAGCTGGTTTCTCTTTCGCCGCTGCTCTATCCTGGATGGACCTCGTCCGTTGGACAATTCATCAGGTTGTCAAGGTTCAGAAGAATGGTGGTATGAACTACACACTCACAGCGCTTTTCACAACGCTTCTTTCCGTCATCGTCTACATGGTGATCTCGCGGATCTCTAAGCGTGTCGTAAAGCCCAAGTCTCCTACGTACGCGATCACTCGCTAATTCGTTTAGGTCTGGTAAGTATAATAAAAAACATACCAGTGATGACTATTAGAAATATATAGATGAAACCATTCCACCTATTCGGATCTTCAACTTCGGGTATACGCATAGGTGGGGGTAATGAAATGTCCCTTTTCACGTTAGGAACGGTTTTTAACTTGTCAGTTGTACACGTAACACTCAATTTTAAGATATGATTCGCGTTCCTGAAATCATACGGAATCAATCGATTATTACTACTATAGAAAAACTGTATTCGCATTTTGCTTATATTCTGGGAACCCGTATCGAAATTATGTTCGACAATGTCATCTTGTCCAGAGTAATTAATGACATCGCCGCACATCAATATACGACCAGTGTAAAAAGGTGTATCTGAATAGATCGTCTTATTTAACTCCTCCGCACCACTACTGATTTTTATGATAAGAGCATCGGGTCCCTGTAAATTAAGACTACCCGTAATCAAGAGACCGGAAACACCCCCAGTAGCCGGTGTATTTGATTTCGCATTATCCGGTGGTAACCCGAAAATATCGTGTGGGGTTGTATACCCATTTGTCGTAGATGTATACCCATTCGTACCGTCATAAAATTTAAACGAGAATTCACTACCTGCAGCGGCTGATGATAGAGACTCTATAGATATTTCATTCTTATCCTTGTTATACGTAAACGTGATAGGCGCCGATACATACGCACCACCCAACGCATCATTAACCTTGGTCTGTAATTCAGTCGCTAATGTTTTTCCATTATAGTTACCCGTCGTCAATGTGACGGATGCGGTCCTTTCTGGTGTAGTATGAACGACAAAATCAAACGTTTTGTTACGCTCGTTAATCAAAAACTGACTCGCGTGAATTCGAGCTGATGCGAACGATATTTTTTTTACATCATACACAGGGTTTTTAAGTTCAATGACATAATCTCCTGGATTTGGGTATAAAGTAGGGTCACGTTCACTGCTATCTATGTCTAACGTGTATACGCTCATTAAAATACATGGATAATATTTTAATGGGTGTTGTTACTCATTCACTATTTACATCATCTGCTGAGCTATAGGGTTTTTCTTGAGCTGCTGTTTCGCGGCGTCCAAACTATCATCAGTGGAACGAGGATTTATATTGCCCTTATACGCGTTAAATTTATA